AGTAGCGTTATTAATAACAGAAACTATACTAGCAAAATTGCAAGCTAAAAAGAATTGGTCACTTACTCTAAAAAACCCTAGCCTATGATAAGTGGGGTTAAAATCAAAATCGTCAGTCGCAAAAACTTTAGTTGACTTTACGTTTAGTGTCGCTCCATTTGTAGGAAAAGGTCCTTCACCCTGAAAGCCATCAAATGTTTCACACACGGACACAGTAAAAGGGAATCCTTGTCCTATAAGACTTTGTGAATCATTTAATAAATAATCAGGAGTGTCACTATTGTCGGGATATGTAGGACCAATATAACTTCCTTCCACATATTGTATTTGGTCATGTATTCTTTGAGAGTCAGGAATACCGTATTGTGGGGAGTTAACAACCAACCTTCTAATTTTTAATGGTATAGGCACAACACAAAAAGCAACAAAAGTAACAGTCAATAATGAGTTAGAAAACAAAGTAATTTCGGCTGTGCTTGGGCTTTGACTTCCTTTGACAAATGAAATAATATTTGTAGCTGCAGCAAAAAAACTTGCTCCATCATAATCAACTTGAATAAGGTCCACTACCTCAACAGTTTCAAAACTAACTGTTCCCACCGCACTTCCAAAGTCTACGCAAAAATTAATAGATGTCGTGTTAAATTGATAAGTATAAGTAGCACCACAATTAATACATGGTATATTGGAAGGTAGTAATATGTCGCTAGAGTTAATTACATATTCATTCATATAAGGGTCATACCCTCCTAATTTTATATCATTTGGTTCTGCAATAAATAAATCTCTAAACCAACTTCTCATTCCTAATTCTGAAACAACTTCTAATTGTTCTGTGCTATGACTACCACCTCGTAATTTTATAATTGCTCCTCTTTTTTGGTCTGCAAAATATTTGTCATAACCATATTCAGCGTAACTTTCCGGGTTTCTACTAATACCATATTCCTCTAATCTAGCAATTTGAGTCCCTAAAACTGTAGGGGTAGCTGTTACTGCTCCACCTCCTGTTGAGTCGGATAGTAAATTTTTACCGGCCAACACATAAGATATTTTATCTTCTTGTAAAACTAATATGTCGCTTTTTCTACCCACTAACTTTTGAACAGGACCAAAAGAATCTTCAAGAGGTTTAAAATTAAGAAGACCTAAATTAAATTCATTTAGCTTATTTATGTTACTAAAATCATTATAAACACCACTATAGGTTAAGTCAGCATATCTATGTGCTCTACCATAATCTTGTGATGCTGTAGCGGTAACCCTATTTCCTAAACCAAAAGAATCTCCTTTTACGGAGTCACGTATGGTATAGCTTTCTGCACCATTACCAAAAGCATAACAATTAAAATTAGAAAGAAGAACTTCTCCAGGAAGTCCAAGAGCAATATCTTGGTTTACATCAAACGCAGTGCTACCCGATAAATGATTTCCATTTTGTATACCATAATTGTCTGCCCCTTCAAACCATACATCCGGAAGACCCTCTGTTGGTATTGATTCAAATATTAATAAGTTTGATGCTCTAAAAATAGTTATTTCTCCTTCTACCTTAGACTTTTTAGCATTACTGCTACCACAAGCCTTAGTACCCCTAACCATAAATTTTATGTTTTGAGTAGAAGGGTCTTGATACCATACCCATCCATTTACGCAAGTATAAGCGTTCCCACTATAAACTAAAAAATCTTCATCATCGGTAAAAGGTGTAGATGTTCCGGATAAATATACGTTATTGTCTATATCACAATCACCACCACCAACATTTTGTGAACCATTGTTTGATTCTATTATATCAGCTATATTTTCAGCTTCAAACCAATCTATAACGCTATTATAGTCTGCTCCAACAAAAAAGTCACTTGGCTGCCAATCATACTCTCTTTTTTCACACGCTCCATTTCCCGCTCCCGGGCCTTTTCTGTAAAAATAAAACCTCATTCTTACCCTACTACCTGCAGGTAAAGGTAAGGGTGCACCAAAAGTTCCATCACCATTATCAATATTAAAAGCCGAGGGTCCTAATTTTATTCTTGGGTAATTACCACTACCCCCCTTGGTTTTAGATTTCCAACCCGTAGTAGTAATAGCATCTGCCGGAACATCTAAATCAAACCCACTAGCTTTTACTTTCATATATACTCCTGCGGGTGCGGGAGTACCGGAAGATGGGTCAGAAGGGTCGGTAAGAACAGAAATGAAACCACTTTCTTGTGCTTTCTTTTCAAGAACCGTTATATAACGACATTGGTTAAGAGGTCCTCCCATGTCAGCTTTAACAATAAGACGAGTACCATCTTCTACCTTTCTAGCATTTTCACCTTCTAATAAAATATAAGCATCCGCTGAACCGGGTTCTCTAAAAACTAAATTAGCATAAATAGTCTCATAAGTTGTAGCTGATGGTTTAATACAAAACTTATATGTTTGTGCCCACCAAGGAGCAACTTGAGTTACAGGTATATTTACTTTTATTCTGTTCTGAACATCACTATAACTACAACCAATGTGTACTGCATTATTTAAACTAGTAAAAGCCGTAGTAGCTCTTTTAAATGCGTCCATATAAACTATACCCACTTCATACCCCCTATTACTGTGTAAACTTGGAGGGGCTGAAGGAGCTTCAAAAGACACTTCAACAGTGCTTATTCTAAACCCTACATAGTAAGCAATAGCATCATTTGATGTATCGGAAGGCAGTTGTGAATATCTAATAACAGGAAAAACTAAACGCATAGTACTTCCCACACTAGTTCCTTCAACTGCTTGTCCCGGAACATCTATACCATAATCAGTTTTATATAACCCCATCGTGTCGACAAACGGAAGAGCGGGTGGATTATAAGGACTCAAACCGGTATTAAAACCTATGGGTACTGCTGTATTCCATATATCTGTTAAAGAACTCCCTAACGCGCATGCAGGCATAGGTTGTGCCGTTCCCACCCCTAAAGCAGCTTGAAAGTTGGCACTTGCCACCAAATCGGCTACTCCTGAAAAATCTTGAGGTAAAGTGTAATCAAACTCAACGTTAAACACAGAAGAAGGGTTGGGG